TAAATCGGACACTCGCAAATGGGACGACCATGACTGGATGGAATGGCAGGCCAACCATCTGTCCGCTGCCGTTTTGATGCCGAAGACACCCATCATACAAATGGCAAAGTACCACGGGGACAAGCTGAAATATCCTCCCTCTATGGGGATGTTTATCGCCCAAGTCTCCGCAGTCTTTGATGTTTCCATCCAGGCGGCGACAAACAGGCTCAAAGACCTCGGTTACATCAAAACCAACGATACGACCGATTATTCCTACGCTTCTGTCATCATGGATTTTGCAGGCGTGGTCGGTTCTTGAGCGTCCATATCGAAAACTACAGCGGGTTTTACCGCCCGCTGTGTTTTTTTACAGCAAGCGTTAGCAAGTTTGCTAACAAGGTAACATTAAGGAGGTGGTGCCTATGACTACAGCAAGAAAGGAGGACCCCGATGGTAGCGTACCGAGATTGTAAAGGACATCTCGTCTGCATGGCGGATGCCCAGACAGGGATCGTTGAGATCCAGCACAAAGACCGTGCGGTAAGAATGACCGTGCCTGTGGGCGACAGCTTCACAATAACACTGCGAGATACCGAAACGGTTATGACGCGAATCAGCACAAGGGCTTTTCATGTAAAAAGCCATCCCCGTGCTGCGTAAGCACAAAAGAGAATAACAAGTCCGCAGAGCTGCAAGACGGCCAGGATTTAGCCTCCCCTATATGGGGCGCGCTATGTCCCGGCCGTCTTTTGTTTTTCCCATAAACCCGAAAAACCTTATATACCCCTTGGGGCAAGTAGCCCCACCAAATTTAATCTCAAAGCCTTGAGATGCGCATTAGAGGCGGCGGGATACATAGAGAACCGAAAACCCCACCAGGGATTTTTTGAACTCGATGTACCCACCGTGCTTTGCCATGCCTTCTTGTAGGTTCTGTCTGCCGGTGTTGTCCATCGTGACCACCGGCTCTTTTTGTGTCCCGACCGCTCAGTGCCGTCTCAAGCGGAAAGGACACATTATGAAAATCAAATACGCATTCTTGGACGGAACAGTGACGGAGGTCGAGGTTTCTGACGAAATCGGTGCCGTCATCATCGACAGCCGTAAGGCGGAGCACGCGCAGGACGAGCGTCATCGCTACCATTGCTACTCCTATGACGCCATCGACTACGAGGGCGAGGAGTACGGTGCTTGCGACGAATATGCCGTAGAGGATGATTCGGCAGAACAGACCGCGCGTATCCGAGAAGCCTTCTCGCATTTGACTGCCACCCAGCAGCGCCGGCTTCGACTGTACGCAAACGGCAAGACCCTGCGGGAAATCGCTGCCATCGAAGAGGCCAGCTTTCAGTCTGTTTCCGAGTCCATCGAGGCAGGCAGAAAAAAGTTTTTGAAAATTTTCCGCCAGACACCCTGACAAATCCACGATTTTTCTGGGTACACCGGAAGGCAACAAAATACAAGCCCTCCGGAAAGGACGGTAACCCCGTATGAGACACAACTTGAATATCCGTGTTTCAGACAAGCCCAGAAACGGCGGCGTAGTTGCTTGCAGAACGGTCAGCATCCGCGAGAAACTCTTCACCTTGCTTCTGGGTCCCAAGCAGAAGGTCATGGTCGTGGTTCCCGGCAACTCGGTCGAGTCCATTGCCATCACCGAAGTTCCGATGGGAGGTGGTGTACATGAGTAAGGTCAAGCTCCTGCTCGATGTGGTCGAGGATCTTCGCTCCCTGGCGGACAGCGTTCAGGCTGTGGCAGATGCCATGCTGCAGAATGAGCCGACTGTCGATGCAGAGCCGAAGACGCCTGCACCTGCTCCCCAAAAGGAGCTAACGCTGGAAGAAGTCCGATCAGTCCTCGGTGAAAAGAGCCGAGCCGGATTCACGGCCGAGATCCAGGCACTCCTTAAAAAGTACGGTGCTCCGAAGCTCTCCGGCATCGACCCCAAGCACTACGAGGCACTGCTCAAGGATGTGGAGGTGCTGAAGGATGCCCCCTAATCGTCACGCAGTCCTCTCGGCGTCCTCCTCCCACCGCTGGCTTCACTGCAATCCCTCCGCTCGATTGGAATTGGAGTTTGAGGACAGAGAAACGGAAGCCGCAGCCGAAGGCACAGCCGCTCATGCGCTGGCAGAACACAAGCTCCGCAAGGCGCTGAAGATGCGCTCCTCCCGCCCGGTCAGCAAGTACGACTCCGACGAAATGGAGATGTACACGGACGGCTACCTGGAATTCGTTCTGGAAGCCATCGAGGAAGCCCGGCAGGACTGCCCGGACCCCAAGGTGCTCATTGAGCAGCGGCTGGACTTCTCCTGCTATGTGCCGGACGGCTTCGGCACCGGCGACTGCCTCATCGTGGCAGACAAGCTCCTCCACATTATCGATCTGAAGTACGGCCAGGGCGTGTTGGTGAATGCCGAGGAAAATCCGCAGATGATGCTGTATGCACTCGGCGCACTCCGTATCTTCGATTGTCTCTACGACATCGAGACGGTTTCCATGACCATCTACCAGCCCCGCCGGGAGAATGTCAGCGCATGGGTCATTTCCGTTGCCGAGCTTCGGGATTGGGCGGAAAAGACGCTGAAACCCAAAGCAGAGCTTGCCTTCAAAGGCGAAGGTGAATACTGCCCCGGAAACTGGTGCCAGTTCTGCAAGGCGGCGGTCAAGTGCCGCGCCAGAGCCGATGCCAAGCTCCAACTTGCCAAATACGAATTTGCCCAGCCGCCCCTGCTTTCCGATGCGGAGATCGGCGACATTCTCGGAAAGCTGGATGATCTCACCAAATGGGCGAATGAGCTCATGGCCTACTCCCAGGACGCAGCGGTCAACCACGGAAAACAGTGGCCCGGCTACAAGCTGGTGGAGAGCCGCACCAATCGCAAGTACAGCGACGAGGATGCCGTTGTCGCTGCTGCCCGTGCGGCCGGGTATACCGACATCTTCAAGAAGTCCCTCATTCCCATCACCGAGATGGAGAAGCTCATGGGCAAAAAGACTTTTGCCGAGGTGCTCGGCAGTCTGGTCGTCAAGCCCAAAGGAAAGCCGACGCTCGTTCCCGCATCCGACCGGCGTCCGGCTATTACGACTACGGGTGCAAAACAAGACTTTACCGACTATAAAGGAGAACTGTAATTATGGCTAACAAGATGAATTCGACCAAAGTTGTGACCGGCGTTGTCCGCCTGTCCTACGCAAACGTGTGGGAGCCTGCCTCCATCAACGGCAGCAACCCCAAGTATTCCGTGTCCCTCATTATTCCGAAATCCGATAAGCAGACCCTCGACGCTATCAACGCAGCCGTGGACGCTGCCATCAAGGAAGGCGTCGCCAAGTTCGGCGGGAAGATTCCCAATAAGGCGGCTCTGAAGCTCCCGCTCCGTGACGGCGATACCGAGCGTGACGATGAAGCCTACAAGAACAGCTTCTTCGTGAACGCCAACAGCACTACCGCCCCTCAGATCGTGGACCGCAGCGTTCAGCCGATCCTTGACCGCTCCGAGGTGTATTCCGGCTGCTACGCCAGAGTGTCCGTAAACTTCTACGCCTTCAATTCCAACGGTAACCGCGGCATCGCCTGTGGTCTTGGCAACATCCAGAAGGTTCGTGACGGTGAGCCTCTCGGTGGCAAGTCCTCTGCGGCTGACGATTTCGCCACCGACCTGGACGACGACTTCCTGTCCTGAGAAAGGAGTGCAACACAATGGAACTGATTCAGAACATCCTGGTAACCGCCCTCCTTGGCATCTGGGCCTGCCTCAGCATCGGCTTCTTCGTTTGGTTGGTGCAGGGCATCAGCAATGACCACAAGCGTGAAAAGCGTGAGAAGGAACAGGCTTCCCGTGACCTGGAATACCACGAGAAGCGCATGAAGGAATTCAAGTAACCCCAGACGGCTCTGTGGGTGGCAGAAATTGACCTCTGCCACCCATATTCCGTAGGAAGGAATGCGTATGAAAACACTTAGCATCGATATCGAGACCTTCTCCTCCGAAAACCTCACCAAGTGCGGCGTGTACCGCTATGCCGAAGCCCCCGACTTTGAGGTCTTGCTTTTCGGCTACTCCGCAGACGGTGCACCGGTGCAGGTCGTGGATCTGACTGCCGGAGAAACGCTTCCTGCCGATGTCCGCTCTGCGCTGACCGACCCTGCCGTGACCAAATGGGCGTTCAACGCACAGTTTGAGCGTGTGTGTCTGTCCCGCTATCTTGGATACCCAACCGGACAATATCTCGACCCGTCCTCCTGGCACTGCACGATGGTCTGGGCGGCAACGCTGGGTCTGCCGCTTTCGCTGGAAGGCGTCGGTGCCGTGCTGGGTCTGGAAAAGCAGAAGCTCAAAGAAGGCAAAGACCTCATCCGGTATTTCTGCACTCCGGCAAAAGCAAGAGACGGTTCGCCCATTCGACATTATCCGACAGATGCGCTGGAGAAATGGTCGCTTTTCAAAGCCTACAACCTTCGGGATGTGGAAACGGAAATGTCCATTCAGCAGAAGCTCTCCAAGTTCCCAGTCACGGAGTCGGAGTGGCGTAACTACACCCTCGACCAGCAGATCAATGACCGGGGCATCATGCTCGACCGCACCCTCGTCACCCAGGCGATTCGCTGCGACGAGCGTTTCAAGCGGACGCACATGGAGCAGGCTCGTTCCGTCACCGGCTTGGATAACCCAAACAGTCCGGTGCAGCTCAAGGCGTGGCTTGCCGAAAAAGGCGTGGAGGCAGATTCACTCTCCAAAGCCGCCGTGGCAGAAATGCTTGAAAAAGCGGACGGCGAGGTGGAGCTTGCCCTCTCCCTGCGGCAGGAGCTTGCCAAGAGCAGCGTCAAGAAATACACGGCCATGCAGACCGTGGTGGGTTCGGATGACCGTGCCAGAGGGCTTATCCAGTTTTACGGGGCCAACCGCACCGGCCGCTATGCCGGTCGGCTCATCCAGGTGCAGAACCTACCGCAGAACCATCTGCCGGATCTGGATATCGCACGTGCACTGGTTCGCAGCGGCAATACGGATGCCGTGGAAATGCTCTATGACTCCGTGCCGCTGGTACTGTCTGAGCTTATCCGCACCGCTTTTGTGCCGAAACCCGGCTGCCGTTTTTATGTGGCAGACTTCTCCGCCATCGAGGCGAGAGTCATCGCGTGGATCGCCGGAGAGCATTGGCGGCAGGATGTTTTTGCAAACGGTGGCGACATTTACTGCGCTTCCGCTTCGCAGATGTTCCATGTCCCCGTGGAAAAGCACGGTGTGAACGGGCATCTGCGGCAGAAAGGCAAAATTGCCGAGCTGGCTCTTGGCTACGGTGGCTCCGTAGGTGCGCTGAAAGCAATGGGCGCACTGAACTACGGCTTACAGGAAGAAGAACTGAAACCGCTGGTGGATGCCTGGCGTCTGTCCAATCCTCACATCACAAAGTTCTGGTGGGATGTGGACAAAGCAGCTTCCACCTGCGTCCGAGAGCGAACTGCCACAGAAACACACGGCATTCGCTTCTATTATCAGAGCGGCATGATGTTCATCGTGCTACCCTCCGGCAGACGGCTCGTGTATGTGAAGCCGAAAATGGGTCTGAACCGCTTCGGCAATGAGTCCGTGACCTATGAAGGTGTCGGCGAACAGAAAAAGTGGCTGCGGCTGGAAAGCTACGGACCCAAGTTCGTGGAGAACATCGTCCAGGCAACGGCAAGGGATATTCTTGCGGAAGCTATGCTCCGGCTGAATGCTGCCGGGTACCGCATCGTCATGCACGTCCACGATGAAGCGGTCATCGAAGCGCCGCCGGATACTTCTTTGGAGAATATCTGCTCCGTCATGGGGCAAACGCCCACTTGGGCATCGGGGCTTCTGCTCCGGGCAGACGGCTATATCTGCGATTTTTATAAGAAAGACTGAGGTGACCCAAATGGGAGTCAATAAATTTAATTGCGAGGGGTATTACGACCCCACTGCCTACGAGGCACTGACGAAGATCGAGCAGGAGGCCAAGGCACTCCGGGCCTTCCGTCCTGTGGTGTATATCTGCTCTCCGCTGGCCGGGGATTTGGTGAAAAACCAGGAGAACGCCCGTACTTACTGCCGCTTCGCCGTGGAAGCTGGGTGCGTACCCATCGCGCCGCACATCTATTTCACCCAATTCATGAACGACAATGACCGCAAGGAGCGTGACCTGGCACTATTCATGGACATCGTTCTGCTCTCCAAGTGTGCCGAGCTGTGGGTATTCGGAGAGAAAATCACCAGCGGCATGAGCATTGAGATCGAGAAAGCAAAACGAAAAGGTCAGCTTATCCGTTACTTTACCGAAAACTGTGAGGAGGTACACAGATGAAGATCGCAGTCGGCAATAGCCGCATGGATAAAAAGTGGAAGAACCAGGACATCTCCTGGGCGGATCTCTGCGCCCGCTGCGGCAGCACCATCCGCACCACCGAAACGGTCGAAGAATACCGCAAGCTGAAAAAGGGTCAGCAGGACGGCATCAAGGATGTGGGCGGTTTTGTCGGAGGGCATCTCCGGGAAGGTCGCCGCAAAAACGGCATGGTGCTGTGCCGCTCTCTGCTCACGCTGGATATGGACTACGGCACCCCGGATATCTGGGATGAAATTACGCTGTTCCACGATTTCAAGTGCTGCGTCTATTCCACCCATAAACACACGCCGGAGCATCCCCGCCTTCGTTTGCTCATTCCGCTGAAGCGGGAAATCAGTGAGGAGGAATATCCGGCAGTCGCCCGCATGGTGGCAAAGGAGATCGGTATCGACCTCTTTGACGATACCACTTACGAGGCATCCCGGCTCATGTACTGGCCTTCCACCTCCTCAAACGGCGAATTTTTCTACAAGGTGCAGGACGGCGCAGAGCTTGACCCGGATGAGTACCTTTCACACTACGATGATTGGCACGACGCCTCCACTTGGCCGGTTTCCAGCCGCCAGTCCGAGGTGGTGCAGCACAGCATCGCCCAGCAAGCTGACCCGCTGACAAAGCCGGGTGTGGTGGGTGCCTTCTGCCGTGCCTATACCGTGGAGGAAGCCATCGACACCTTTCTCTCGGAAGTGTATGCGCCGTCTGCGATGAACGGCCGTTACGACTATATCCCCGCCGATTCGTCTGCCGGTGTCATCGTCTACGACGGCAAGTTCGCATACAGCCACCATGCCACAGATCCGGTCTGCGGTCGGCTGCTGAATGCTTTTGACCTGGTGCGCCTGCACCGCTTCCGTGACCTGGACGATAAGTGTGCACCAGATACTGCACCCAGCAAGCTGCCGTCCTTCCAAGCAATGTCGGATTTTGCCCTCAAGGACGAGAAAGTCAAAGCGGTCTTTGCCGAGGAGCGCAAAGCCCAAGCAAGCGAAGAATTCTCCGACGAGGACTGGCAGAAAGCCTTGGAGCTGGACAAGGCCGGCAAGGTAAAAAACACGCTGCAGAACCTCACCGTAATCCTCATGAACGACCCGCTTCTGAAACCGCTGGTGTTCAATCAGCTTCTGGACGGCATGGAGATCAAGGGCGATGTGCCTTGGCGGCACCCCTCGAAATTCTGGCGGGATGCGGATGATGCCCAGCTTATCAGCTATGTGGATTCCCACTACGGTACCTTCTCCGCTCGAAACTATGACATTGCCGTGGCGAAGGTCACGGACGACCGCTCCTACCATCCCATTCGGGAGTTCATTGAAAATCTGCCGGAGTGGGACAAGGTTCCCCGTGTGGACACGCTGCTCATCGACTACCTCGGTGCCGATGACAACGAATATGTCCGTGCCGTCACCCGGAAGACCCTCTGCGCCGCCATCAAGCGGGTGCTGTATCCCGGCTGCAAATTTGACTCCATGCTGGTGCTGAACGGTCCTCAGGGTGTGGGCAAAAGTACCCTTATTGCCAAGCTGGCCGGAGAGTGGTTTTCGGATAGTCTGAACCTGGGCGACACCAAGGACAAGACCGCCGCCGAAAAGCTGCAGGGATACTGGATTTTGGAGATCGGTGAACTGGCGGGCCTGAAAAAAGCCGAGGTGGAGACGCTGCGCTCCTTCCTCTCCCGACAGAACGATATTTACCGTGCTGCTTTTGGCAAGAGAGCTACACCGCACCTGCGCCAGTGCGTGTTCTTCGGCACAACTAACGCCGAGTCCGGCTATCTGCGGGACACCACCGGAAACCGCCGCTTCTGGCCGGTCAAGACGCCGGGTACGGGCATCAAGCACTCCTGGGATCTGACCCCGGAGCTGATCTGCCAGATCTGGGCGGAAACGCTGGTATATGTGAAGCAGGGCGAGAAGCTCTATCTGAGTGCCGAGTTGGAAGCACTGTCCAAGGCTGAACAGCGGGAGGCGATGGAGTCCGACGAGCGTGAAGGGCTTGTCCGGCTGTATCTCGACACGCTGCTCCCGGAGGATTGGGACGGCATGGACATCTTCGAGCGCCGCAACTTCCTCACAGGCAGCGACTTCGGCGATACCCAAAAGCACGGTACAGTCAAGCGCACCCAGGTGTCCAACATGGAGATCTGGTGCGAGTGCTTCGGCAAGGAACGTGCCAATATCCGCAGAACGGACAGCAACGAGCTGACCGCCATCCTTGCCCGTCTTGGCTGGAAGCGGCTGGACAGCAAGGTGCGTATCTCGCTCTACGGTCCGCAGTACGTCTTTGTTCCCAAGGAGTGTTCCTAATGAAAATGACTGTACCCGACATTCTTCGGAACAGGTTCCGGGGAGAAGCATACCCGCTCGGCACATTTATGGGAACACCTCATGGGAACGGCGGCAGCCCCATAAGTACCAAAGAAAACAGGCGGTCTTGTTCCTGTGTTCCTAACCTTTCTTATATATCGAAAGAAGAAGGAATAAAGAGCAACAAGCACGCAATACCCGCATTTGCGCACGTAAAGGACTTTTCGAGTTTTGAGAACACAGGAGGTCATTATGCGTGAGAAAACGATAGAAGCAAAGCTGGTGCAGGCTGTACGCACAAAAGGCGGTCTTGCACCGAAGTTTACAAGCCCCGGCCTTGATGGAGTACCGGACCGTCTGGTACTCCTGCCCGGCGGCAGAATCGCCTTCATTGAGTTGAAAGCACCGGGCAAAACACTCCGCCCTCTGCAAGTAAGGCGAAAAAGGCAGTTAGAAGCACTCGGCTTTTCGGTGTACTGCATCGATAGCCCCGAACAGATTGGAGGGATACTCAGTGAAATACAAGGCGCATGACTACCAGGCGTATGCCACGAACTTCATCCTGGAGCATTCAATCTCCGCTGTATTCCTCGACATGGGTCTTGGTAAGAGCATCATCACGCTTTCTGCCATCTTCGACCTTTGCCTCGACAGTTTTCTGGTTCGCAAGGTGCTGGTCATCGCTCCGCTGCGTGTCGCCAGAGATACATGGCCTGCGGAAATCCACAAGTGGGATCATCTGCATGGGCTGACCTACTCGGTGGCTGTCGGTACAGAAGCAGAGCGCAAGGCGGCACTCCGGCAGCGGGTCAGCGTGTACATCATCAACCGGGAGAATGTCCAGTGGCTCATTGAGGAGAGCGGCATCCCTTTCGACTACGACATGGTGGTCATCGATGAGCTGTCCTCCTTCAAGAGCTATCAGGCAAAGCGGTTCAGAACTCTCCTGAAAGTCCGTCCCTGCATCAAGCGCATCGTGGGTCTGACCGGCACGCCAAGCAGCAACGGTCTTATGGATCTGTGGGCGGAGTTTCGCATCCTCGATATGGGCAAGCGGCTCGGTCGGTTCATCACCCATTACCGCAACACCTTCTTCCGCCCGGACAAGCGCAACGGACAGGTGGTGTTCAGCTACAAGCCGCTGCCCGGTGCGGAGGAACAGATCTACGATGCCATCTCCGACATCACCATCTCCATGAAAGCCGTCGACCATTTGGATATGCCGGAGTGCGTTCATAATGACGCCATTGTGACGCTATCCGAAACAGAGCGCAAAGCCTACGATGCCATGAAACAAGACCTGGTTATCTCGCTGAAAGGCGAAGAAATCGATGCCGGGAACGCCGCAGCGCTTGCGAATAAGCTCTCCCAGATGGCAAACGGAGCAGTCTACGGAGAGGACAAGCGTGTGTTTCAGATACACGACCGCAAGCTGGATATGCTGGAGGATCTCATCGAAGCCGCAAATGGGAAACCCGTCCTTGTGGCGTACTGGTTCAAGCACGACCTGGAGCGCATCTCCGAGCGGCTCCACAAACGACACATCCTGTTCAGTCTGCTGGACGATTCAGACAGCATCCGCAGATGGAACAGCGGTGAGCTGCCCGTGGCACTCATCCATCCGGCTTCTGCCGGTCATGGACTGAACCTGCAGGCAGGCGGCTCCACTCTCGTGTGGTTCGGGCTGACCTGGTCGCTGGAGCTTTACCAGCAGACCAACGCCCGACTGTGGCGACAGGGGCAGACTGCCGATACCGTGGTCATTCACCACATTATCGCCAAAGACACCATCGACGAGCGCATCATGACTGCGCTCCGTAAAAAAGAAAAGACCCAGACCGCACTCATCGATGCGGTCAAGGCCAACTTGGAGGGATGAGAATGGAAACCTGTTATACGAACCTCGCAAACGCTATTATTCTGGCGGCAGCGAAAGACCATCGCCGTGCGCTGCGCCGTTTGAAGAAATACCCCTGGGACAAGGATGCCGAATCCGTCAGAAAGGATTGTGAGCGGTTTTTCCGCTCCGGCTGGTTTCAGACGCTTACTTCTCTGGACGGTGAGGTGCTGATCGAAAAACTACACCGGGAGGTGTACGGCGTATGACGGCAAAGGAATATCTCAGTCAGGCATACCGCCTCGACCAGCGTATCGATTCCAACATTGCGGAGATCACCCGCCTGCGGGAAATGGCCTGCGGTATCTCCTCGCCGTCCTGGGAGGAAAAAGTGCAGACCTCTCGCAACACGGATGCGCCCTTCGTGCGGTGCCTGGAAAAGATCATGGACCTTGAAAAAGTGGTCAACAGTGAGATTGACACCCTCGTTGACTTGAAGCGGCAGATCCGCACGACCGTGGACACCGTTGCCAATGTCAACGAGCGCATGGTTCTCCGCTACCGCTACATCCACAACATGACCTGGGAGCAGATTGGCGGAGAACTGAACGCAGACGAAAGCACCATCCGCAGATGGCACAAGGCTGCGCTTTCGGCGGTAGTTGTACCCGATGACCCGATTCGGATCTGAAAGACGCCGGAAATACCCGCCTTTGTCGGTAGATGCCCACCTCGCCATTATGCTATGATATAATCAGCGAAAAAGAATCGAGGACAGCCTCATGGGAGCAATCCCGTGGGGCTTTTCTTATGCCCGAAGGAGGTGAGCAAATGCCCAAGCGACCACTCAGACCCTGCTCTCATCCCGGCTGCCCCAACCTCTGTGAAGGACAGTTTTGTGAACAGCACCGTGTGGAGGAACGCCGCAAGTACGACAAATACGAGCGCAGCTCCGATGTCAACCGCAAGTACGGCAGAGCGTGGAAACGCATCCGTGACCGCTATGCGGCGGAGCATCCCCTCTGTGAGATGTGCCTCAAGGAAGGTCGGCTGACCCCGGTACAGGAAGTTCACCACATCCTGCCCGTTTCCAAAGGCGGCACTCACGCAAGAGACAACCTCATGAGCCTCTGCCAGTCCTGCCACACCAAGATCCACCACGACCTCGGCGACCGGTAGGGGGATAAAAATCTCCGGGACCTTTTCGGTCGGGCAACGGCCCGGGGTCACGTGTGCGAAAAAGGCGAAATCAAAAGGGTAATTAAGGAAGGTGAACTCGGATGCCCACAAAATCGAATAACACAGGCGGGCGCGGTGGTGCAAGACCCGGTGCGGGAAGGAAGAAATCCGCAGTCAAGGAGAAAGCCGAAAACGGGAATCCCGGTGGCAGAAAACTTGAAGTGCTGGACATTCCCGAAGTCGAGGGTGTTGCTATGCCGAAGCCCCATGATTTTCTTTCCGCCGAGCAGCGCGACGGCAGCGTCCTGCAGGCACAGGAGATCTACACGGAAACCTGGCAGTGGCTCAAAGGCATTGGCTGCGCCGCAAAGGTGTCGCCGCAGCTCTTGGAGCGCTACGCCATGTGTTCCGCCCGTTGGGTGCAGTGCGAGGAAATGACCAACCGCATGGGTTTCCTCTCCAAGCACCCCACCACGGGAAAGCCGATCCCGTCTCCGTTTATTAACATCGGCATCAACTACATGAACCAGGCGGTTCGGCTCTGGAATGAGATCTTCCAGATCGTGAAAGAAAACTGCAGCACGGAATACGGCGAGTCTACGCCGCAGGATGACCTTATGGAACGCCTGCTCCGTGCGAGAAAGGGGTAACACCATGTTTGAAAAAGTAAATCCGTGCCACCCGGATAAGGTGGCAGACAGAATTGCCGGTGCGCTCGTTGACCTGGCATACAAGAAAGCAGAAAATCCCAGCATCGCTGTTGAAGTCCTCATCGGCCACGGTGTGTGCCACATCATTGCGGAAACTTCTGTTTCTCTGGACAAGGCGGGTGTCACCGCTACCGTCCACCGCATTGCCGGTAATCTCGCCGTGGCCTATGTAGAAGTGCCGCAGGACGGTCACCTCGCCGACAACCAGGCAGACGGCGTCCGCTGCGGCGATAACGGCATCTTCAAAGGAACGCCCGTGACCGAGGAGCAGAAAAAGCTGTCGCAGATCGCACGGAACATTTTCTCCGTGTATCCAAATGACGGCAAGTACATCCTGGACGGCGACCGGCTCATCCTCTGTCAGAGCAATGCGCCTTCGGATGCACTCCGAAAGCTGTATCCCGTTGCGGAGATCAACCCGCTCGGTGACTGGACGGGCGGCACCGATGTGGACACCGGCGCAACCAACCGCAAGCTCGGTTCAGATATGGCCGACTCGGTGACCGGCGGCGGTCTGCACGGCAAGGATCTCTCCAAGGCAGATGTGTCTGTCAACATCTATGCTTTTCTCAAAGCCCAGGAAACCGGCAAGCCCGTAACGCTCTGCTGCGCCATTGGTGATGACACCGTAGACGGCAGACCGTATGAGAAAATCGTGGAGATTGCTCGAAACTACATCCGCTCGGTCGGCGGCTTTGAGAAGTTTGCGGAATGGGGGCTGGTCTGATGAAAACAACGACCGAAATGCAGCTCGTCCCCATCACGAAGCTGGTTCCCTATGTCAATAACGCCCGGACACACAGCCCGGAGCAGATCAATAAACTCCGCTCCTCGCTCCGTGAGTTCGGCTTTATCAACCCAGTCATCATCGACCGTGACTATGGCGTAATTGCCGGTCACGGTCGCATTCTTGCCGCCAAGGAAGAAGGCATCTCTGAGGTGCCATGCGTCTTTGCCGACCACCTCACCGAAGCCCAGAAGAAAGCCTACATCATCGCCGACAACCGCATGGCGATGGACGCAGGCTGGGATGAAGAACTCCTGCGTGTGGAGATCGAGTCTCTGCAGGCGGCGGACTTTGACCCGCTCCTCACCGGTTTTAACGAAAAGGAACTGTCCAAGCTCTTTGACGATGGCATTGAAGCCAAAGAGGATGATTTCGATGTGGATGCCGAGCTGCAAAAGCCGACCTTCACGAAGTCCGGCGACATCTGGATGCTGGGGCGGCATCGGCTCATCTGCGGCGACAGTACCAAGGGGGAAACCTACACCGCTCTCATGGACGGCCGCAAAGCAAACCTCGTCATCACCGACCCGCCCTACAATGTGAACTACGAGGGCAGCGCCGGGAAAATCAAGAACGACAACATGGCATCGGAGAAGTTTTTCGACTTCCTCTTCGATGCCTTTTCCAATATGGAGAAGGTCATGGCGGACGATGCCTCCATCTATGTGTTCCACGCCGACACTGAGGGGCTGAACTTCCGAAAGGCTTTTGACGCCGCTGGGTTCTATCTCTCCGGCTGCTGTATCTGGAAGAAGCAGTCCCTGGTGCTGGGACGCTCCCCGTACCAGTGGCAGCACGAGCCGTGCCTTTACGGCTGGAAGAAGAAAGGCAAGCACCAGTGGTACACCGGGCGAAAAGAGTCCACCATCTGGGAGTTCGACAAGCCCAAGAAAAACAGCGACCATCCTACCATGAAGCCGATTCCGCTTCTGGCTTATCCCATTCAGAACAGCTCTATGGCAAACTCTGTGGTGCTCGACCCCTTCGGCGGCTCCGGTTCTACGCTCATTGCCTGTGAGCAGACCGACCGCATCTGTTGCACCATCGAACTGGACGAGAAGTTCTGCGATGTCATTGTCCGCAGGTACATCGAGCAGGTCGGCACGGATGAGAAAGTCAGCGTTTTGCGTGACGGCAAGGAATACAATTTTAGTGAGGTAGTGCCACATGACGAATAAGACTTTGACCCTCGGAAGCCTCTTTGACGGCTCCGGGGGTTTTCCTTTGGGCGGACTGCTTGCCGGTATCACTCCCGTGTGGGCTTCGGAGATCGAGCCGTTTCCCATTCGGGTGACCACCAAGCGAATGCCTTTTATGAAGCACTACGGGAACATCTCCGCTATGGACGGCGGCAGAATCGAACCCGTGGACATTATCACTTTCGGCAGCCCATGCCAGGACATGAGCGTGGCAGGCCGAAGAGACGGTCTGGACGGTTCCCGTTCAAGTCTTTTTTATGAAGCCGTCCGTATTATCAAAGAAATGAGGTATGCCACAGATGGCAAATATCCAAAATGGATCTGCTGGGAGAATGTCCCCGGCGCCTTCTCCTCGAACAAGGGCGAGGACTTCAAAGCCGTCCTCGAAGCGGTCATCGGCATCGTCGAGCCGAATGCCCAGGTGCCTATGCCTGAAAAGGCACGATGGCCCTACGCCGACTTATACATGGGAGATGGATGGAGCGTTGCGTACCGAACTCTTGACGCACAATACTGGGGAGTTCCCCAGCGAAGACGCCGCATCTACCTTGTCGCAGATCTTGCAGGCGGAAGTGCCGGAAAAATATTATTTGAGTCAGAAGGCCTGTCTGGGTATTCTGCGGAGGGCTTCCGCTCGTGGCAAAGAGCTGCCGGAAGTTTTACGCCTTGCGCTGGAGCGACAGGCTTCGATGGATACAACGGCAGTCTGACGGACGACACTTCCGCCACCCTCGGCGTGAACTGCGGAATGAGTACCGGTCGTAACGGCATTGTTTTGAATGACCAGGGCGGCAACCGCATGGAAGTTTCCGAGGATGTTGCGGCAACGCTCCGAGCAGAAAATCACGGGCATCCGCCCTGCGTGATGGAGTCGGCAGGATTTTGCACCGAGCATTCCGCAAAGAGCCGCACCATCGGCTATGAGGAAGAATGCTCGCCGACCCTTAGGGCGGGTATTGTTCCCGCCGCTGTCGCACTGGAAAACCATCCGACCGACAGCCGAGTCAAGCTATCCGAGGACGGCAATGTGCAGACGCTGACCTCTCGCATGGGAACCGGCGGCAACAATGTACCGCTTGTGATGAAGATCCGCTCCGGCTGCGAAGGCGGCGGAAAGGGTCCGCTCATCCAGGAGAACAAATCCGCAACCCTGTCCTGCAACAACGACCAGACGCTGTTTGAGCCTTGCGGTTGGGACGGCGGGCAGGTTTCTCCGACTCTCACCAAACAGAACGCAGGTGGAAATCAGCGGATGCCGGACAAGGACAACTTCACCTGCGTCCTTCAGCCATTCGGCATCTGCTCCAAGGACTCCAATGCCATGAAGTCGGACAATCCCCACAGTGGCATCTACGAAGCGGAAACCGCACGGACGCTTGACGGAAACGGCGGCAATCCCTCCTGCAATCAAGGTGGAATTGCTGTTGTCGCTTTCACGCAGAATCAGCGGGATGAGGTTCGTGACCTCGGAGACCGCTCCGCTGTTGTGTGTGCTAATGCCGGGACGAAACAGCAGACCTATGTGCTGCAGGGCTCCATGATCGGCCGCGAGGACAGGAACGGTCCCCAGGGCGATGGCATCAACGAAGATGTCAGCTTCACCTTAAATACCGTTGACCGCCATGCCGTGTACAGCATGACAACGGGCAGCTTCACCCAGGTTTCCAAGGAAAAAGCACCGACTGTCCTTGCCCGTGACTACAAAGGCCCCACCGCCGTTTGCTACGGCATCGGCAGAGACACCTTCAACCAGGGGCAGAACGCCAAGTTCGCTCCGACCTTTGAAAAGGAGCTTCAGCCGACACTGGTGGCAAAAGGGCCGGGCGCTATCCAAAGCGGATACACCGTCCGCCGTTTGACGCCCACCGAGTGCGCCAGACTTCAAGGCTTCCCGGACAACTGGTGTGCCGACCTCGGCACGGAAAAGCCGACCGATGAGGAAATGTACTTCTGGCATAAGGTGTTCAAGACCTACTCCGAAGTGACCGGCTGCAAAATGAAGTCCGACAAGCAGATCGCTAAGTGGCTGAAAGATCCGTATTCCGACAGTGCGGAATATAAGATGTGGGGCAACGGCGTGGCGCTTCCGTGCGTATGGTTCGTGCTCTGCGGAATTGTGTGGTATGCACAGTCCGGCTGCGATAATGCGCCGATATAATCTACACCGGAAATGTGCAGATATAGCTGGATAAGTGCCCAACCTGACGGTAATATGTGACTACCATAAAACAAGGAGGTCACGAACATGACGATTACAATCCATGCACAGGGCGCAGAGCGCAAGCGGCTGGCTAAGACCATCTCCGACTGGCTCGGCGTTCCCGCAAAGTACTGTGGCGCACCCACATTCAACTATGAGGTGGATTACTTCACCATTGACCGAAACGGCAGTCTTTCCTTTGACGACCGTGCCGACAGCGAGGTCATTGAAAGATTGCTGGAACACATCTACGATGAGGGCTTTGACATCGACCAGAGCCACACCGATGCCGAGGACGAGCCTTGCGCCGTCTGCATTTCCATGCCGAGGAGCCTGTTCAACGACAGCAACCTGGAAAACCTCAAGGCTCTCATTGCCGCCAAGGGCAGCCTTATCAAGAAAGCCCTCGGAGTCGCTGACCTGCCACTGGAAATCACGGACACGAAGGTATCCTTCCCTTGGTTCCCAGCGACTCCAACCCCGGACGAGATGAAAGCCTATGACACCTTTATCTGCAAGCTGTGCGAAATGGCACGAAATCAGAAACGGGTCAACGCAACGGAAAAGCTAATCGACAATGAGAAATATGCATTCCGTTGCTTCCTGCTTCGCTTGGGTTTTATCGGTGCGGAATACAAGACCGCTCGAAAAATCCTGCTGAAGAACCTGTCCGGCTCCTCGGCATTCAGGAACGGAGGTGCGCAGCATGAGATTTCCGAGTAAAGAGACGGTCGAGCGTATCCGTAAGGAATACCCGGTCGGCACCCGTGTGGAGCTTGTTCGGATGGACGATCCCCAGGCACCGCCTATTGGCACAAAAGGCACCGTGCGAGGTGTGGATGACATCGGCAGCATCATGGTTGTCTGGGATAACGGCTGCGGTCTGAGCGTGGCTTACGGGGAGGACATCTGCCGTAAACTGCTGTAATAGACACAGTTTTCAGACCACAAGATCGTGTAGTTTATGGCTCAGATATAACTGGATATAGTGTGCTTTCAGAGGTAATATGTGACTACCGAAAGGGAAAACAAAGCAAAACGGAGGGCACTAAAATGAGCCAGAGAACAGAAAACCAGGTCGCCGAAATGAAAAAGCAGACCATCGGGGTCGAGGTCGAGATGAACAGCATTACAAGGTCGGCCGCCGCAAAGCTCGCCGCCGACTTCTTCGGCACAGGCAGATACGAGGACACCGCAAGACGCAACGGGTACTGCACCTGGTCAGCCTGGGACGAGAGCGGACGGGAATGGAAATTCCAGAAGGACGTCAGCATCGCGGGCCCGGACAGCGAGAAATGCGAGATGGTCACGCCGATCCTCACCTACGCCGACATGGAGACCCTGCAGGAACTAATTCGCCGCCTGCGCAGAGCCGGAGCCAAGAGCGATGCCACAAGAGGCTGCGGTGTTCACATCCACATCGGTGCCAAGGGGCACACGCCCCAAACACTGCGAAACCTCGCCAACATCATGGCAAGCCACGAAGACCTCCTGGCAAGCGCACTGAACCTCGACAGAGGCCGCATCAGCCGCTACTGCCGCACGGTTGACCCCAGATTCCTGGAACGGCTGAACAACAGAAAACCCACCACCATGGCAGCCTTGGCTGATATTTGGTACGGCAGCCAGAACGCCGACTACGGCAGAAGCCAGCACTACAACGACAGCCGCTACCATATGCTGAACCTCCACGCCACCTTCACCAAGGGAACGGTCGAGTTCCGGCTCTTCCAGTTCGATGCTCCGGCAGAAGGCAAGCAGAACGGACTACACGCTGGCCAGCTCAAGAGTTACATTCAGCTGTGCCTTGCACTCAGCCAGATGGCAAAGACGGTCAGAACCGCAAGCCCCAAGCCCCAGCAGAACGAGAACCCCAAATACGCAATGCGCACTTGGCTCCTTCGCCTCGGCTTTATTGGCGACGAGTTCAAGACCGCAAGAGAGCTCCTCACGAAGCGCCTGGATGGGGATGCAGCCTTCCGCAGCGGCAGAGCAGCCGCTTGAAGGACGCAGCCCAGAGGCCCCCGAACCCGCTGATGGCGGGCTTTCGGTGGTAGAAGGCAACTTCGGAAAGGAGTATTTTTTATGGAAAAACGCTATTACATCGCTTACGGCAGCAACCTCAATGTCCGTCAGATGCGGATGCGCTGCCCGTCGGCACGGATCATCGGCACATCGGTTCTCAAGGATTACGAACTGCTTTTCAAGGGCAGCAAAACAGGCTCTTACCTTACGGTGGAAAAGAAGTCCGGCGTCTCAGTTCCTGTTGCTGTATGGGAAGTCACCGCAGAGGATGAAAAAGCCCTGGACCGTTACGAGGGCTTCCCGAACTTCTATTACAAGAAGGAGTTGACCCTACCAATCAAGGGTATCCGCACGGGCAAAATCCGTAAGCGCCGGGTATTCGTGTACATCATGCATGAGGACAGGCCCATCGGCATTCCGTCCATTCCTTATATGCAGACCTGCATCCAGGGCTACGACGATTTTGGCTTTGACCGGCTTGTGCTGATAGACGCTTATCTCAAATGTGGGGAGGAACATCATGAGGGAAAATAAAATCATCCGAATATCAGTCTGTCCCAGGTGCGGGCAAGCCTACCGGGAGCATCCAGCTCTTTCAAGGCTCGACAACGAAACACTCATCTGCCCGGATTGTGGCACACGGGAGGCGCTCGATTCCATCGGCGTAAAACCGGAGGAGCAGGAGCAGATCATCGCCTCCATTCACCGCTGCCGCCAGCCGGAATAACGCTGTAATATACACAGTTTTTACTCCGAATGATTGTGTAGTATATTCTCCGAAATGACTGGATATATCCCGGACATGACGGTAATATACACTCACAACAAAACAAACGGAGGTACACGGTTATGTGGAAAGAAAGCAGCATCAAGGTAAACAGCGAGGTTTTTCACTACTGGATGAAGCAGTACGACAAAGGTTCTGAGTGGGGCATCGACGGCGGACGCATTTCCAAGCTCATGCTCAAGCGGGACGGCAAAATCGTCTGCAACTACGACAGAGGCTGGGACATTGAGCCCACCGATGAGAACACGCAGCTTGCGCTGGAGCTTCTGCTCCACAGCGAGAACTGGTAAAAAACCGAAATTTCAAAGCAACGGCTCCGAAAGGGGCTGCTGCTCGTTGTACGGAAGGTCGCACCGATTTCGGTGGCGGCTATTTTTATTGCTCTGCCGGAGGGGGTGAGAAATTGCGAAAGCTGAAAAACTACAAGCCGACAAGGTTCATGGAGAAAACCTCCCGCTACGATGTGGACGCAGCGGATTATGCCGTGATGTTCATCGAGAGCCTCTGCCATACCAAGGGCACCTGGGCGAGAAAGCCCTTTGAGCTGATTGACTGGCAAGAGCAGATCATCCGGGACATTTTCGGTGTCCTCAAGCCCAACGGCTATCGGCAGTTCAACACCGCCTACATCGAGATCCCCAAGAAGCAAGGCAAATCGGAACTTGCCGCTGCCGTGGCGCTTCTGCTCACCTGCGGTGACGGAGAGGAACGCGCCGAGGTCTACGGCTGTGCCGCCGACCGTCAGCAAGCATCCATCGTTTTCAATGTGGCGGCTGACATGGTGCGGATGTGTCCTGCGCTCTCCAAGCGGGTCAAGATACTGGATTCCCAGAAGCGGCTCATTTATCAGCCAACGGGTAGTATCTACCAGGTGCTCTCCGCCGATGTCGGCAACAAGCACGGCTTCAATACACACGGTGTGGTATTCGACGAGCTGCACACCCAGCCCAACCGCAAACTCTTTGATGTCATGACCAAAGGCTCCGGCGATGCCCGTATGCAGCCGCTGTATTTTCTCATTACCACGGCCGGCAATGATACGAAGTCCATCTGCTATGAGATCCACCAGAAGGCAAAGGACATCATCGAGGGACGCAAGATCGACCACACCTTCTATCCCGTCATCTACGGTGCGGAGGAATCGGACGATTGGACGGACCCGAAGGTTTGGAAGAAAGCCAATCCCTCCCTCGGCATCACGGTCGGCATCGACAAGGTCAAAGACGCCTGCGAGTCTGCCAAGCAGAACCCCGGCGAGGAGAACTCCTTCCGACAGCTTCGTTTGAATCAATGGGTCAAGCAGGCGGTGCGTTGGATGCCAATGGACAAGTGGGATAAATGCGAGTTTGCCGTCAGCGAGGACGATCTGGAAGGCCGTGTCTGCTACGGCGGTTTGGACTTATCCTCCACTACGGATATTACGGCATTCGTCCTGGTGTTCCCACCGGAAGATGAGAATGACAAGTACATCATCCTGCCGTACTTCTGGATACCGGAGGACAATCTGGAACTCCGAGTCCGGCGCGACCATGTGCCATACGATGTGTGGGAGCGGCAGGGCTTTTTGCAGACCACGGAAGGCAATGTCGTTCACTACGGCTACATCGAGAAGTTCATCGAAAGCCTGGGTGAGCGTTTCAATATTCGAGAAATCGCTTTTGACCGTTGGGGCGCTGTGCAGATGGTGCAGAACCTTGAGGGCATGGGCTTCACGGTCGTTCCTTTCGGACAGGGCTTCAAGGATATGTCCCCGCCCACCAAGGAGCTGATGAAACTGGTGCTGGAACAGCGCATTGCCCACGGCGGGCATCCTGTCCTCCACTGGATGATGGACAACATTTTCATCCGCACCGACCCGGCAGGCAACATCAAGCCGGACAAAGAGAAATCCACAGAGAAAATCGACGGCGCCGTGGCGACCATTATGGCACTTGACAGAGCTATACGCTGTGGAAACGACAAGACCGAGTCTGTTTATGACAGTCGAGGTCTTTTATTTATATGAAGGGAGAGTTTATATGGGTATCTTTTCAGGACTGTTCAAATCGAGAGATAAGCCCCAGGATCGCACATCGGGCAGCAACTACGCCTTTTTCATGGGCGGCACGACATCCGGCAAGGCGGTAACGGAACGCTCGGCCATGCAGATGACCGCCGTGTATTCCTGCGTCCGCATCCTGTCGGAAGCTGTCGCAGGACTGCCGCTGCACCTTTATAAATACACGGACAGCGGTGGCAAAGCAATGGCGCTCGACCATTCGCTCTACCGCCTGCTCCACGATGAGCCAAACCCGGAGATGAGTTCCTTCGTGTTCCGAGAAACCCTCATGACGCACCTACTCCTGTGGGGCAATGCCTATGCACAAATCATCCGCAACGGCAAAAATGAGATCGTAGCTCTGTATCCCTTGATGCCGAACAAGATGTCCGTGGACAGAGACGAAAACGGCCGTCTGTACTACACCTATTATCGTGGCTCGGACGAAGCTATCAAGAACAAGGAGTTCGCCGTAACGCTTCAGCCTTCGGATGTGCTGCATATCCCCGGACTCGGCTTCGATGGCTTGGTTGGCTACAGCCCCATCGCTATGGCAAAGAACGCTATCGGCATGGCTATTGCCTGTGAGGAGTATGGTGCAAAGTTCTTCGCCAATGGTGCTGCACCGGGCGGTGTGTTGGAACACCCCGGTACGATCAAAGATCCGCAGCGTGTGCGGGAGAGCTGGCAGTCCACCTTCGGCGGCAGCGGCAATGCAAACAAAATTGCCGTATTGGAAGAAGGCATGAAGTACACGCCCATCGGTATCTCGCCGGAGCAGGCGCAGTTTCTTGAAACACGCAAATTCCAAATCAATGAAATCGCTCGAATTTTCCGAGTCCCGCCCCACATGGTCGGCGACCTGGAAAAGTCGAGCTTTTCTAATATTGAGCAGCAGTCCTTGGAGTTCGTGAAGTACACCCTTGACCCCTGGGTCATCCGCTGGGAGCAGTCCATTCAGCGGTCACTCCTTTCGCGGGACGAAAAAGCCGTGTATTTCGTGAAGTTCAATCTGGAAGGCTTGCTTCGCGGCGATTACCAAAGCCGCATGAACGGGTACGCCATCGGCCGCCAGAACGGCTGGATGTCCGCCAACGACATCCGAGAGCTGGAAAATCTCGACCGTATCCCGGCAAAGGACGGCGGCGACCTGTACCTCATTAACGGCAATATGCTCCCACTGAAAAATGCGGGTGCTTTTGCAGATACACCTACCGATGACGGAAAGGAGGAAAAAACCGATGAAGAAATTCTGGAATTGGAAGAACCAGACGGAGACGAACTCGGAGACGCAGGAACAGACACAGGAAAGAACCCTGTTCCTGAACGGGACCATCGCCGAGGAAAGCTGGTTTGACGATGATGTCACCCCACAGCTTTTCAAGGACGAGCTCATGTCCGGCAGCGGAAATATTACCGTATGGATCAACTCTCCCGGCGGCGACTGCGTGGCTGCGGCGCAAATCTACAATATGCTCATGGACTACAAGGGTGATGTGACCGTGAAAATTGACGGTATTGCCGCATCCGCAGCGTCCGTCATCGCTATGGCAGGCACGAAGGTACTGGTGTCCCCGGTGTCCATGCTCATGATCCACAATCCCATGACGGCGGCATTTGGTAATTCGGATGAGATGCAGAAAGCTATTGAGATGCTCGGCAGCGTGAAGGATTCCATTATCAACGCCTATGAGATCAAGACGGGGCTTTCCCGAGCCAAGCTCTCGCACCTCATGGATGCGGAAACCTGGATGGACGCAAACAAGGCTGTGGAACTCGGCTTTGCGGACGAAATCATGCAGAGAAACTCGGAATCCGAAGAGGTACCCACGCCTGCCGTTTCCATGCTGTATTCCAAGGCGAATGTGGTGAACTCTCTCATGGAGAAGATCGCCGCAAAGTGCGCCATTGAACCCAAACCCAACCGTACACAAAAAGCCGATGACCTTATGGATCGGCTCAATCTCATTAAAAACTGGAGGTAATTCAATATGACTATCAACGAACTGCGTGAAAAGCGCAACCAGGCTTGGAACGCTGCAAAGGCATTTGTGGAGACCAAGCGCGACAAGGACGGCCTTCTTTCCGAAGAGGATGCCAAGACCTATGCTCAGATGGAAAAGAAGGTGCAGGACTACGGTGCCGAGATTGAGCGCATGGAAGCCATGTCCGCAATGGAAGCGCAGCTGAACAGACCCACTTCCTCTCCCATCACCGAGAAGCCCATGAACGGCAAGTCCACCGCTGACGAGAAGCCCAAGACCGGTCGTGCTTCCGACGCCTACCGCACCGGAATGCTTACCGCCCTTCGCAGCAACTTCCACCAGGTGAGCGATGTCCTTCGAGAGGGTGTTGACGCTGACGGCGGCTACCTCGTACCCGAGGAGTATGATTCCCGCCTTATTCAGACGCTTTCCGAGGAAAACATCATGCGAAAGCTCGGTCACACCATCACCACATCCGGTGAGCATAAAATCAACATTGCAGCGACTGCGCCTGCCGCTGCGTGGATTGAGGAAGGCGGCGCACTCTCTTTCGGTGACGCAACCTTTGCACAGATCCTTCTGGACGCGCACAAGCTCCATGTCGCTATCAAGGTGACCGAGGAACTGCTCTACGACAATGCGTTCAAGCTGGAGGATTACATTCTCACCGAGTTTGGCAAGGCACTCGCCAATGCCGAGGAGGACGCATTCCTCAACGGCACCGGTGTCGGTCAGCCGCTTGGCCTGTTTGCGGAAACCGGCGGTGGTCATGTGACAGAAACGCTTACTGCCGCACTCAAGAGCGATGACCTCATCACCCTCATCCATACGCTGAAGCGTCCCTACCGCAAGTCTGCCTCTTTCATCATGAACGACAAGACTATCGCGCAGATCCGCAAGCTGAAGGACAACAACGGTGCGTATATCTGGCAGCCTTCCTATCAGGCAGGCGAACCGGACCGCATTCTCGGCTACACGGTTCATACCTCTGCGTATGCTCCGGAGAATGCTATCGCTTTCGGCGATTACAGCTACTACAACATCGGCGACCGTGGCACCCGTTCCTTCAAGCAGCTCAACGAGCTGTTCGCGGGCAACGGTATGATCGGTTTCGTGGCTAAAGAGCGTGTGGACGGCAAACTTATTCTCCCCGAAGCCGTTCAGATCCTCAAGCTGAAAACCGAATAAGGAAGGAGGCGGCGGTGATGGACGAGCTTCTTTCCAAAGTAAAAGCCAACCTTATCCTGGAACACACGGCGGATGATGAGCTGCTGAAAGGCTACATCACCGCCGCTGTTTCTTACGCCGAAAGCTACCAGCACATCCCGGAGGGCTACTACAAGGAGAACCCCATGCCGCCCACCACAGAGCAAGCCGTTATCATGCTGTCGTCCCACTTCTACGAAAGCCGGGACGGCAGCACAGGCGGTTTCTTTGCGGATAACACCGGAGCGGCGCAGCAGGTGTGGAACACGGTCAATCTGCTGCTCCGCTTGGATAGGCGGTGGCAGGTATGAGTTTCGGAAAGATGAACGGCTTTGCCGACATTGTGAAAACCAGGCAGGTCAAGGACAGCGAGGGCTTCATCCATTCCGAGAATGAAGTCCTCGCTTCCGTCCGTGTATACCGGGAAGGCCGGCACGGCAGTCAGCGGTGGGCAAACCTCGCTGCATTCAGTGAAGCGACCGACCTGTTCCGCTTTCGATGTATTCCTGGGCTGACGGTCACTACCGACCAGTTTCTCATCTGCGATGACTGTCGCTACGACATTGTGTCCGTGGAGGATGTAAAGGGGCGTGGGATGTACATTGAGGTGCTGGCAAAGAAGGAGGTGCCGACCGTTGGCTAAGTGTGACATGAAAATGCCGGAGGATTTCCTTCTGAAGATTTCCAAGCTCGGCAGCAACTTTGACAGCGTTGCGGATACCGTCCTGCAAGCCGGTGGCGAGGTGGTGCTGAAAAAAGTCAAGAGCAATCTCTCCTCCGTTATTGGCAGAGGGACAAAGTTCAAATCCCGCACCACGGGCGAACTGGAAGGCGCACTCGGCCTTTCTCCCTCCAAGCTGAACCGGGACGGAAACCACGACATCAAGGTCGGTTTTGCCGAGCCTCGCTCGGACGGCGGCAGCAACGCCAAACTTGCCAATATTCTCGAATACGGCAAGCACGGTCAGCCTGCAAAACCGTTTCTGAAACCTGCGAAAACGGCGTCCCGGCAGGAATGCATCGATGCCATGACCAAGGCACTGGATGGGGAGGTGGAAAAGCTGTGAGTCTGCTATCCGATTTACAAACCATCGCCGCGCATTGCGGTGTTCCAGTGGAAACGGGTGTGTTCTCCGGCAAAGCACCGGACACATATCTGGTCATCACGCCGCTGTCGGACAACTTCGAGCTTCACGCCGACAACGCTCCCGGCTGCGAAACGCAGGAGGCACGGCTGTCCCTCTTCACAAAGGGCAGCTACACCAAACTGAAAAATGCACTCGTCCGTGCCTTGCTGGGTGCAGATTTTTATATTACCGACCGCCGGTACATCGGCTTTGAGACCGAGACCGGCTATCATCACTACGCCATTGACGTGGCGCAAATCTACGAACTGGAGGAATGAATCATGGCAACGATCGGTCTTGACAGACTGTATTACGCAAAAATCACCGAGAACGGCGCCGGTGAGGAAACCTACGGTACGCCGTCCCAGCTTGCCAAAGCCATCTCCGCTGACCTTTCGGTGGAACTGGCAGAGGCAACTCTATACGCCGACGACGGTGCTTCGGAGATCGTAAAGGAATTCAAATCCGGCACACTCTCCCTTGGCATTGATGATATCGGCTCTGCGGCGGCATCCGACCTCACGGGTGCAACCATCGACAAGAACAAGGTGCTGATTTCCGCATCCGAGGACGGCGGCGACCCTGTGGCGGTGGGCTTCCGCGCCAAGAAATCCAACGGCAAGTACAAGTATTACTGGCTGTACCGTGTGAAATTCGGTATTCCGGCGACGAACCTTGCCACCAAGGGCGACAGCATTACCTTTTCTACGCCGACCATCGAGGGTACCATTCTGCGCCGCAACAAAGCAGACGCAGGCGGCAAGCACCCGTGGAAAGCGGAGGCACTGGAGGGCGATGTGACCGCTGCGACTATCACGAACTGGTACAAGGAAGTCTATGAGCCGACCTATACCACGACACCCGAAAAACAGGGTTAATGGAGGTAACACACAATGGATAACGAGAGAACTGCAGTCATCACCATCGGTGACGAGGAATACACACTCCTGCTTACCACCAAGGCTACCAAGGAAATCGCCGGTCGCTATGGCGGGCTGGAAAACCTCGGTGAGAAGCTGATGAAGTCCGAGAACTTTGAAATGGCCATCGGAGAGATCGTGTGGCTCATCACGCTTCTGGCAAATCAGAGCATCCTCATTCACAACCTCAAGGACAAGGAGCACCCCAAGGAGCCGCTCACCGAGGATGTGGTGGAGCTTTTGACCACGCCCCTCGATCTCGCCGGATACAAAACCGCCATTACGGAGGCACTGTATAAGGGCACCAAGCGCAATGTGGAAAGCGAGAAAGACTCAAAAAACGCACCAGTCGGGTAACGGTCTCCGATGCGGAGCTGTTTACCCGGCTTCTTTATTACGGTCTTGCCCACCTGCATCTGTCGCAGGATGAGGTGTGGCTGATGCCGTTTGGACTTCTGCTGGATCTGTGGGAGTGCCACAAACAGTATAACGGGCAGGCCACCCCGGCACGGGCGCATTACATTGACGATATTATCCCGGATGGCATTTAAGGAGGTGACGGTACATGGCAGATAGTTTCGGACTGAAGATCGGTCTTGAGGGCGAAAAGGAATTCAAAAAAGCACTGGCGGAGATCAACCAGTCCTTCAAGGTGCTCGGCTCCGAAATGAAGCTCGCCACCTCTCAGTTCGATAAGAACGACAAATCCGTGGAGGCTCTCGCCGCACGGAACAAGGTGCTGCGAAAAGAGATCGATGAGCAGACAACAAAAATCGACACCCTTCGCAAGGCTCTTCAGAATGCCGCCACCTCCTTCGGTGAGAACGACCGCCGCACCCAGAACTGGCAGATCCAGCTCAACAATGCCGAAGCCGCCCTCAACGACATGAACCGGGAGCTGGACGAAAATGAGAAAGCCATCAAGGAGGGCGGCAAGGCTGCGGAGGAATCCGGCAGTAAGTTTGAAGGCTTCGGCAAGGTTCTCAAAACCGTAGGTGTGGCACTCGGTGCTGTGGCCGTCGCCGCAGGTGCCGCCGCCGTAAAGCTCGGCAAAGAAGTCATCGCCGCCTATGCTGACTATGAACAGCTGGTCGGCGGTGTTGACACTCTGTTCAAGGACTCCTCGCAGGAGATTCAGCGGTATGCCGCCAACGCATACAAAACGGCTGGTCTTTCCGCTAACGAATACATGGAAACGGTGACGGGCTTCTCCGCAAGCCTCATCCAGTCCCTCGGCGGCGATACCGAGAAGGCCGCCAAATATGCGGATATGGCAATTACGGATATGTCCGATAACGCCAACAAGATGGGCACGGATATGTCCTCCATTCAGAATGCCTATCAGGGTTTTGCCAAGCAGAACTACACGATGCTCGACAACCTCAAACTGGGCTACGGCGGCACGAAGCAGGAAATGGAGCGACTGCTCACCGATGCGGAGAAGATATCCGGTGTCAAGTACGACATCTCCTCCTACGCAGATGTGGTGGAAGCCATCCATGTCATGCAGGAGAGCATGGACATTGCAGGAACGACCGCCAAGGAAGCGGAAGCCACTATTTCCGGCTCTGTCAATGCGCTGAAATCCGCCGTGTCGAACCTCATCGTAGGCTTTGGTGATGCGGACGCTGACATGGAGCTGCTGTGCAACAACATGGTGGATGCCTTCAAGACCGTGGTGGCGAACATCACCCCGGTTATTGAGAACATCGTGGCGGCTCTGCCCACGGCGCTGGACGCTCTGCTGACGGCTGTGGGTGAACTGCTGCCCACACTGCTGGAAGCAGTCACCGAACTCTTCTCGCAGGTGCTGGAAACGCTTCTGTCCCTGCTTCCGCAGCTTATCCCGGCGGCGGTGTCCGCACTTATGACCATCGTGAACACGCTAATTGAGAATCTGCCCCTGCTCATTGATGCGGCAGTTCAGTTGGTGTCCACGCTGGTGACAGGAATTGCGGATGCATTGCCCACGCTCATCCCGGCAGCGGTGCAGGCTATCGTCACCATTGTGCAAGGGCTGGTGGACAGCCTGCCGATGCTCCTTGACGCAGCCTTACAACTTATCACGGGACTGGCGCAAGGACTTCTGGACGCAATCCCCGTGTTGATCGCCGCTCTGCCGGAGATCATCAACGGTATCATTACCTTCTTACTGGATTCGATTCCTCAGATTATCGAAACAGGCATTCAGCTTCTGACCTCGCTGGTGACTGCATTGCCGGAGATCATCACGGCAATCGTGGAAGCTATCCCGAAAATCATTGACGGCATTATCAATGCTGTGCTGAATGCGATACCGCTCATTATTCAGGCAGGCATCGACCTGCTGATTTCGCTGATACAGGCTTTGCCGCAGATCATCACGACTATCGTGCAGGCGATTCCGCAAATCATCTCCGGCATTGTCAACGCTCTGGTCGGAAACATCGATAAAATCATCATGGCAGGTGTGCAGTTGTTCGTTGCACTGATTGAAAACCTGCCCACCATCATCGTGGAGATCGTCAAAGCTGTGCCGCAGATCATTGCGGGCATCGTGAAAGCCTTTGGCTCTCTGATGTATAAAATCGTGGAGATCGGCGGCAATATCGTAAAAGGCCTGTGGGACGGTATTACCCAGCTTGCCTCGTGGCTGTGGGACAAGGTATCCGGGTGGATCTCCTCCATCTGGGACGGCATCTGCGATTTCTTCGGTATCCATTCGCCCTCAAAAGAGATGGCGTGGGTCGGTGAAATGCTGGTCAAAGGCTTGTCCGGGTCCATTGAAGATAACGGCGATGAAGCGGTCAAAGCCGCAGAAGGAATGGCAGAGGATATCAACGGCGTCATGGGCGACCTTGCTCACGATATGCAGACGGCTCTGCCCACCGACTTTGACGTGAACGGCTCGATCCGCTCTGCCGTGGATGGTGTGGTCGGCAAGGCGGCGTCCGCTTTCACCATCGCTCTGAACATCGCCACCTTCAACAATTACAGCAGCGAGGACATCCGTCAGCTCACCAACGAAGTCATGGAAACGGCGAACCAGTTCGCCCAGCGGAAAGGAGTGGTATTCGCATGAGCTATTTCACCTACAACGGCCGCAGTTCCGCTGAGTTCGGTCTGCATATCGAGAAGAAGGACGTGTTCTCCGCACCGGAATACGATGCGGAGTTCATTTCCATTCCCGGCAGGAGCGGTGACATCATCAATCCGAACCGCCGCTTTGCCAACATCAAGGTGACCTACACAGTGTTCCTCGCTCGGAAGAATATAGCCGCACTTGCCGCTGTCCTGCGGGACATCAAGGGCTGGCTGTATTCCGAATCGGACAGATACCATGAGCTTACTGACTCCTACGATGCGGAGTATTTCCGCTACGGTGTCATCTCCGGCAGTCTGGACATTGAGGAGCAGCTGAACAAGGTCGGCAGCTTTACCGTGACCTTCAACTGCAAGCCTTTCAAATACAGCTTTGCGGGACAGCAGACGGTGTCGGCTGACGCTTCTGTACTGACGATTACCAATCCCACTGCGTTTGAGAGCCGACCGTATATTAAGCTCTATGGCAGCGGTACGGTGGTAATAATGATACAGCCCCAAGGTCGAGGTATGATGATTTCCAATCTGGATGAGTACATCGAGATCGACAGTGAGCTGATGAACTGCTTCAAAGGCACTGCCCTCAAAAACGACACAGTCAAAGGAGCGGAATTTCCAGCCCTCAAGCCGGGTGTTTGCACCATTAACTGCAATGGCGATGTGTCAAGGATTGAGGTCATTCCAAGGTGGTGCTGCCTATGATCCCTGTACTTTACCCCGCAAACGCTACAGATTTCAGTTCATTCGGTCTTGGTGTGCTGACGGACACCATATCCTGCGAGGTAACCGAGGAGCGGAACGGTGTGTTTGAGTGCTTACTCAAATACCCGGTGAGCGGTCAGCACTATGGGCTAATCACAAAGGAGTGCATCATCAAGGCAAAGCCCAATGACACCGCCGCTGACCAGGCATTCCGCATCTACCGTATCACGAAGCCGCTCAACGGCATCGTCACCATTTATGGGCAGCACATTTCCTATGACCTTGCCAATGTTCCCGTGCTGCCGTTTTCGACGGAGGGCCGCTCTCCACAGCTCATTCTCTCGCAGCTCCTTGCCGGAGATACTCGCTTCACGGGCTGGACGGACTACTCGGATGCAAAGGCGTTTTCCGTCACGCAGCCGAAAAGCGTCAGAGCCTGCCTCGGCGGCACGGAAGGCTCCATGCTCTCCAAATGGCACGGTGAGTTTGAATGGGACAACTTCACGGTGAAGTTCCATTCGCACCGTGGGCAGAAGACCGGAGTGGTCATTGAATACGGCAAGAACCTCACCGCCCTGGAGCAGGACGAGGACAACAGCGGCGTATATACCGCACTGCTCCCGTATGCCGTGTACACCCCGGAAGCCACGGACTCCGAAACGGTGGTCACGCTGCCGGAGGTAACGCTCCCCATTGTGACCTCGGAGATCGTCCGGGCGAAAACGCTCATCATGGATTTCTCCGACCAGTTTGACGGAGTTGTGACCGAGGAAGCCCTCAGGGCCAAAGCCAACAGCTACATCAAAGCCAATCCGCTGGGAGCGACTATCCCCACGGTGAAGGTGTCCTTTGAGCCGCTCTGGAAACAGCCGGAGTATTCGGCACTGCTGGAGCGGGTCAACCTCTGCGATACCGTCACCATTCGGCATTCACTGCTTGGTGTGAGCGTGTCGGCTATAGTCATTGAAACCGTGTACGACACTCTTGCCGAACGGTATGTGAGCATTTCCCTTGGTCAGAGCAAGTCCAGTATGATCACCACCATTTCCGAGGTGCAATCAACGGTTGATAAGGTGGAATCCACGGTGGGACGCTTTCCGAAGCTGCTCCAAACCGCCATCGGCAAGGCCACCGGGCTTATCACCGGTCAGAGCGGCGGCTATGTGGTCATCCACACCAGCGAGGAAAACGGACAGCCCTATGAGCTGCTCATTCTGGACGTTCCCTCCATTGATGAAGCCGTGAATGTCTGGCGGTGGAATGTAGGCGGTCTGGGCTTTTCCCATAACGGCTACAACGGTCCCTATGAAACTGCCATCACGGCAGACGGCCAGATCGTAGCGGACTTCATCACCTCCGGCTCCTTGGTGGCGAACATCATCAAGGCTGGTATCATTCAGTCGCAGGATGGCTCGTCCTGGTGGGACTTGGAGAGCGGCGAAGTCGTGCTTCGTGCCTACGCCACCAGCAAGGAGGTCACCGAGGTCAGCGACCGCATTACCACCATTGAGGAACAGAAAATGCTCCGGCTGGTTATCATCTCGTCCAACGGGAACATCTTCAAGAACGGCAATGTAAAAACGCTGCTTTCCGCCAAGGTGTACTCCTGGGACGAGGACATCACCGAAACGCTGGATGCCAACCAGTTTGTCTGGACAAGGGTATCGGAGGATACGGAAGCGGACAAGGTCTGGAATGAACAGCATTTCGGCGGTGCAAAGTCTGTGGCCATTACCGGTGCGGATGTCAAAGTCCGCGCCACTTTTTATTGTGACCTCATTGACACCACGACCAGGCAGAGCCTGTTATAACGGAGGAATTCATTATGGCAACCGCAGAACCCACAACAGGAACCGGTAGAGTGCCCGTTCCTGATACAACAACTTTAAAGGAGGCTTCTCACATGAGCAAAGCACAAGGTCAGTTTACCATCATCGACTACAATGACGCACTGACGCTGACGGGGTACATCGGCTCGAACCTCGCCAAGACTCAGATGTATAACCCCGACAACGGCAGTTACACCCCCGACTGGAAAACGAAGAACCTCGTTCTGACACCCAGTCTGTATGTCATCGGCACCACTGCCGACCAGATCGCCACCGCCAATGTCACCTCGGTCAAGTGGTATGTGGGTGACAGCAACACCGCCATCACCGCAGGCACGAACTACGCCCTCAGTGGTGCCAAGAGCCACATCCTCACGGTCAAGGCCAATGTCATGGCGGAACTGCCCGGCATCGACTATCGCTGTGTCATCACTTACAAGGACGAAAGCACCGGTCTGTCGCTGACCCATCCGCTGACTATTTCCTTCTCCCGTGTGGTCAACGGTTCCGGCATCGTCGACCTGCTGGTCACCACACCCAACGGAAATGTGTTCAAGAATGAGGAGGTCGCCAGTCTGACCGCCAAGGCCGAGCTGTGGCGCGGCTCTACGGTAGACACCACCAAGGTCAGCTACAAGTGGGCGGTCATGGACGCTTCCGTCACCGCTACTTCTTCCACCGGCTATGATGCAGACTTCGGCATCGGCTGGCGCAAGCTCTCGGATACCGCCGACAAATACACCGGCACGGCCACCAATACCCTCACGGTCTACGCCACAGCGGTAAACAGCTACGCCGTGTTCAAGTGCTGTGCCCAGGACACAGACTCCGCATCCGCTTCTTATAACACGAAGTTTTTCGATGTGGCGACCTTCATCGACAACTCCGACCCGCTGCAGATCATCGTCACCTCCACGGGCGGCGATGTGTTCAAGAACGGTCAGGGCACGACCGTGCTGACCGCCGTCTGCTATCAGGCAGGCTCCGAGGTGGATGCGGCCGGGAACGGCAGTTACACATGGACGAAGTACAACAAAGACGGTGTTGTCGATACCTCTTGGGGAACCAACGGCAGCAAGACCGGCAAGACCCTGTCGGTGTCCAGCGCCGATGTGGATACCAAGGCAACCTTTATGGTCGTTGTGGCGCTTTGAGGAGGTGGTGAGATGATCGCATCAGCACAGTTCACGATTATCAGTCTCTGCGATGTGGTCACCTCGGACACGCCGCCGGAGAACCCCTATGAGGGGCAGCTCTGGGTGGATACTTCCGTGACCCCGCCGGAAACGAAGATATGGGACGGAAATGAATGGGTGGTGCAGAACGACATTGAAACGATCCGCACCACCATTTCCATCCTGACCGAGAAGGATGCACAGTTCCAGCAGACCATCGACGGGCTGAACAGCTATGTGGCGACCCTCACCGAAACCGTGGAAACGGTGTCCAACGACCAGGGCGTCCTGGAGGAACGGGTGCTGAACTCCGAAAGCCGTGTTTCGGAATTGGAACACACGGTGGATGGACTGTCCGTCACCATGCAGGAGCAGTACATCGGCGGCATCAACTATGTGCAGAACTCTTCCGGGCTGAACGGCATCACGGATGATTGGAGCTACTCCGGTACGGTAAAAACAGATACCTCCACCGATACCCAGAACAACACCATTTCCGACTCCTGCTTTGTGCTGGGGGCTTACTCCTCGTTGTCGCAGTACATCCGAGGGGTGGTTCCCGGCACTTATACGATCTCGGTTCGGGCAAAGAAAACCTCGACCATGTCTGGGTATTTCTATGTGACCTACAACGGGAACAAAACCAAGTACCTGTTCAATAAGTCCACGGCGTTTGACTGGACGGATTACTCCGTAACGCTCACGGATGTGACCGACCCTACGCTGCGCATTTACTGCTACTGTCGGGATGCGTCCATCTACCTCGCCGACATCATGATCTCCGAAGGGGCGATCCCCCGAAAGTGGACACCCGCACCCAACGAAATCTACACGCAGGAGGTTAAGATCGACAAGCGGGGCATCGAGGTATCCAACAGCGCATCGTCCCAGCGGACGGTTATCACGAACACGGAGTTCGCCGGTTACTACAACGATGAGGTGATTTTCACCCTGAACAAGGACGAAACGCAGACTAAGAAAACCACGGTGGACGGCGAGCTGACCGTGGGCAAAACGAAGTTTGTCCCGATGCCGACGGCGTCCGAAGGGTTGAATATCGTCATTCTGGATTAAGGAGGGAAAGCTATGGCAATGACGGGCGGCACCGCCTATCTGGTGAAATCCGAAAAAACGAATTACGGCTCCAACAGTTGGACGACTGACCTGTACATCTATGTGAAGGTCATTTCCCAGAATGTGATTGCAAACACATCCACCATCGCTCTGGGTATGTATGTCTACTCAAAATACTCCATTGCATGGTCGGACTTCGGCACCAACGGCACTTCCTATATCGGCACGGCTACCTCCGGTTCAAACTGCTTTACCTTTACGAACGGTCAGAGCGGCAGCGGCACGAAGTGGCTGATCGAGGACAAGCAGGTCACGGTGTACCACAACAGCAACGGTACGCTGACCCTTCCAATCTACTGGCACTGGGGCGTTAACAGCCCGTGGGGTCAGTACACCGGTCCTTCCGGCAGCTACAATGTGACGCTGAGCACCATTGACCGAGCTGCCCCTACCGTGACCTTTTCCGCTTCGAGCATCACCGCAAACGGCTTTAAAATCTCTGCAAACTCCACCTCAACAGCGGATATCTGGCAGTACAGCACCAACGGCGGCTCCACATGGACGACCTTTTCTACGACCGCATCCACCAGTGCCAGCGTAACATTGTCATCACTTTCGCCGAACACAAACTACACGGTGAAGGTGCGGGCACGGCGGCAGTATAACCAAGTCTATGGCACCTCCGGCAGCTCCACGGTGAAAACATTGGGCGGTGCGGTGGTAAACAGCGTCAGCACGGTGACCGCAGACAATGCCAGAGTGACCATCACCCTCAATGTCACCGTGTACGAACCGTCTTACATCAATTCTCTGGCGATCAAAAGCGGGAACACGACCATCCTGACCGTTACCGGGCTTGCATGGACGAAGGGTACGGCAAACCGCTCGGTCACCCTGTCATCAGCACAGAGAACCACGCTGCTCAATTGGATGGCCTCGATGAAGTCCTTCACGGGCACCTTTGCCGTTTCCTCCTTCAGCGGCTCAACGCAGATCGGCAGCACCTCAAGCAAGACTGCTACGGTGCAGACCACAGCGGCAAATTCTGGCCCAGCGTTGGATGGCTTCACTTACGCCGACAGCTACACGACCACAAAAAACCTCACAGGCAACGACCAGCTATTCGTTCAGAACTACTCGACCCTCAAGGTCACGCCCGGAACGGCAACTGCAAAAAACGGTGCCAGTATTTCCAACTACACAGCTTCCTGCAATGGGCTGTCATCCTCTAACACTACCGGCTCTGCCTTATCTGTTGGAAAAATCGCCAAGTCCGGCAGCGTAACGGTCACGCTCACGGTCACGGACTCCCGCGGTTATACCGCCAGCGTTTCCCAAACTATTACGGTCATCCCATACGCAAAGCCGAAGGTGTCCTCGGTGACGCTCCGACGTACCAACGACATTGAAGCGGAAATGCAGCTCAAATTCAGCGGTTCTATTTCCGCTGTGACCGTAGACGGGACGCAGAAAAACAGCGTGGTTTATGTGCGGTATCGGTACAAGAAAACCAGTGAGAGCAGTTACGGCAGCTACACCAGCATCTATTCCGGCACGACAAAAAGCGGAACCTCTTTCAGTTACGCCAATCTGGAACTTTGCAATTTGGATGCCAACAGTTCCTACGACTTCCACTTACAGATACAAGACAAGCTCTATTCTTTGAGTAGTCTGGATCTGTATTTTACTGTTCCGCAAGGGACTCCGCTCATTGCGCTTCGTAAAAAGAAAGTCGGCATCAACACGCCGGACCCGCAAGCCACGCTGGATGTGGACGGCAATATTCACATGAATGGCGTCAATGTCCACGGCAAAATGGGCAGAGTGGACGGCTCGACCACCGACCTCAACAATGTAAAGACTCCCGGCTACTATTTTGCGTATTCCGCTTCCACGGAAAAGCACTTTCCGACCACCACAATCGGTATGCTGGAGGTCTTTCTGCCGGAGAGCTACTTCATTCAGCAGCGATACACCGTCTATGATGGCTCAAGGATGTTTATCCGTGGAAACTACGGCGGCACATGGTCATCTTGGCACACGGTGTCTCTGGCCAAGGTAACGTAACAATATCTCTATTTCTCGGAATCAAGGTGCTCTGCGGAGTGCCTTTTTTCATACACAAATTCAACATTCAAAGGAGGACAAACAACATGAAAGAATTCTGGACGACCATTCAGGTGGTGTTCGCCGGAATCGGCGGCTGGCTGGGATGGTTCTTGGGAGGATGTGACGGCTTGCTTTATGCGCTTCTGGCTTTCGTAGTCATCGACTACATCACCGGCATCATGTGCGCCGTGGTGGACAAGAAGCTGTCCAGCGAAGTCGGCTTCAAGGGCATTTTCAAAAAGGTGCTCATCTTTGCGCTGGTCGGCATCGGGCATATTCTCGACACCCGTGTCATCGGCAGCGGCTCGGTGATGCGTACCGCCGTCATTTTCTTCTACCTATCGAATGAGGGTGTGTCCCTGTTGGAAAACGCCGCATACCTGGGACTGCCCATTCCGCAGAAGCTGAAATCCGTTCTGGAGCAGCTTCATGACCGTGCTGAAAAGGAGGACGAATAATATGGCTTACACGAACAGTTCCCTGGTGTCCTACACCAAACTCAGCCCGAACCACTCCGGGCAGCGTACCCACAGCATTGACCGCATCACGCCTCACTGCGTGGTGGGTCAGTGCAGTGTGGAAACGCTCGGCAACATCTTCTTGCCGACCTCACGGCAGGCAAGCAGCAACTACGGCATCGGCGTGGACGGTCGGGTCGGGATGTATGTGGAAGAGAAAAACCGCTCCTGGTGCTCCTCCTCCGCAGCCAACGACCAGAGAGCTATCACCATCGAGTGTGCCAGCGACAACACCGAGCCTTACGCTTTCAAGGATGTGGTGTACAAGAGACTCATCGAGCTTTGCACCGATATCTGCAGGCGCAACGGCAAAACCAAGCTGCTCTGGCTGGGCGATAAGGCCAAGACGCTGAACTACACCCCGAAATCTGACGAGATGGTGCTGACCGTCCACAGATGGTTTGCGAACAAGAGCTGTCCCGGCAACTGGATGTATGCCCGTATGGGCGATCTGGCATCCAAGGTCACTGCGGCTCTCGGCAGCGAGGTGAAGCCGGTCGAACCTGCCAAGCCCATCGGCACAATTAAGTCCGGTGACCTCGTGACCATCACGGGCAGCACCTACTATAACGGCAAAGCCATTCCCGGCTGGGTGAAGAAGCTCCGCTGGTATGTGGTAGAGGTCAGCGGCGACCGCGCGGTCATCAACAAGGACGAGTCCGGTAAGTACGCCATTATGTCGCCGGTCAAGACCTCTGCGCTCGCCGTGGCAGGCACGAAACCCTCCGAGGATTACCGCATCCACACCGTGGTGCATGGTGACACCCTCTGGGCAATCGCAAAGAAGTATCTCGGCAACGGCAGCCGCTATAAGGAGATCGTCAGTCTGAACGGGCTGAAAAGCAATGTCATCTACAGCGGTATGAAGCTCAAGATCCCGAATAAGTAAACCGAACCTCATCACACGCCCTCTGTGGAAAATTCCGCAGAGGGCGTTATTTTTTTTGCCCATTTTACCCTGACAAAAGTGCCTTTTCTCTGGGTATAGCGAGAAACGCTATTTCTCAGGAATGAGGTATCACTATGACAGACACGGAACGCTCACGAATTGTGGAACTCCAACACCAGGGCTACGGGTATAAGAAAATATCCGCTATAACAGGGCTACCGCTAAACACTGTAAAGTCCTTTTGCGCCAGACATCCTGTGCAGATCGAAGAGATACCGGGCTCAAATGCCCTGTGCCGAAACTGCCTGGCTCCGCTTGAGCAGACACCGCACAAACGAAAAAGGATGTTCTGCTCCGATGCCTGCCGAATGGCGTGGTGGAACGCGCACCCTGAAAGAGTGCAGCGAAAAGCGTACTACACACTCACTTGCCGACATTGCGGGAAGCAGTTTGAAAGCTATGGCAACAGCCATCGGGTGTTCTGCTCCCGTGACTGCTATTTGAAATTCCGCAGGAAGGAGGCCGACCATGAGTGATTACGATAAGCGGCTGTTTGCTTACCAGATGGCGATGGCACTCGCCCGGAGTATGCGTTCCAAGGGGCTAATATCAGCCAAAGAGTACGCTAAGATCGATACAATTATAGCCAAGAAATACGGCATATCTTCGTGTAGTATATTCCGCTGAAATCGCTGGATAAATCGTGCTTTTAGAGGTAATATGTCACACACCAAAGGGAGGTGAACCAAATGGAGAGAGTTGTAGAAAGGGTTGACGCCCTGATTCCCGCACAGCCGAGAGCGTTGCGTGTTTGTGCCTACGCACGTGTTTCCACGGGAAAAGACGCAATGCTGCATTCGCTGTCCGCTCAAGTCAGTTATTACAGTAAAATGATTCAGAACCACAGCGGGTGGATGTACTGCGGCGTTTACAGCGATGAGGCTGTGACCGGCACAAAAAGAGAACGAGCCGGGTTTCAGTACATGATTGAGGAGTGCCGCCAAGGGAACATCGATCTTGTTATTACGAAGAGCATATCCCGTTTCGCCAGAAATACGGTGACGCTTCTTCAGACTGTCCGAGAGCTGAAAAGCCTGGGCGTAGATGTGTTCTTTGAAGAGCAGCACATCCACACCATGAGTGCGGACGGTGAGCTGATGATGACCATCCTGGCGTCCTACGCACAGGAAGAGAGTTTGTCAGCCAGTGAAAATCAGAAATGGCGTGTCCGAAAAGCCTTTGAAAACGGAGAAATCATCAACCTCCGCTTTTTGTTCGGCTATGACATCACGCCGGGCGGCATTCAGGTGAATGAGAAGGACGCTGCCATCGTCCGAGAAATATTTGCACGGTTCAACGGTGGCGAGAGCATGAGTTCCATCTGTCGTGACCTTGATGCCAGAGGACATAAAGGCGTTCTCGGCGGCACATGGTGTGCGGAGCGGATGCGGAACACCTTATCCAATGAAAAGTACCTCGGCAATGCGCTCCTGCAAAAGCGATACCGCAACAACCACATTGAAAAGAAGCTGTTACCCAATCGAGGAGAGCTTCCAATGTACTATGCCGAGGGAACGCATGAACCAATCATAGACCAGGCAACATTTGATAAGGCACAGGAGCGGCTCAGAATGCTGGCGCAGCAGGCTGCCAACCGCAAGAAACCGACTCGTTCAGCTTTTTCGGGACTGATTCGCTGCGGACTGTGCGGCAATACCTATAAGCGCATAACTTACCACAAAAAGCATTACTGGAATTGCACTACATTCCAGACAAAAGGAAAATCCGAATGTGCCGCTAAGCGGATTCCGGAAGAAACACTCGAAACCCTCACCTGCGAGGTGCTGGGAGAGGGCAGCATCGACAGCGATATGTTCAGAAGCAAAATAACGGCAATCAGAGCAGAGAAAAGCAATATGGTGGTGTTCTGCATGGACGACGGTTCTGAAATCGTTAAACGATGGAAAGACCGCTCCAGAGCAGAAAGCTGGACGCCTGAAATGAAGGAAAAAGCACGACAGCGGGCACTGCAGGCAAGGAGGAAAAAGGAATGAGCAGAACAGCAGCACGGTCGGTCACAGTCATTCCGCCGACCATCAATCCGCTGACGCACCTTTCCAAGGTGGCTGTACAAAGACGGCGGGTCGCAGGATATGCAAGAGTGTCCACAGACAGCGATGAGCAGTTCACCAGCTACGAGGCGCAGGTGGATTACTACACGCAATACATCAAACGCAATCCCGAATGGGAGTTTGTTAAGGTTTACACCGACGAGGGCATTTCCGGCACGAACACCAAGCATCGCATCGGCTTTAATGAAATGATCGCCGATGCCATGTCCGGTAAAATCGACCTCATCGTCACAAAGTCGGTCAGCCGCTTCGCCCGAAACACGGTTGACAGTCTGGTTACCATCCGCAAGCTGAAAGAAAAAGGCGTGGAAGTCTACTTCGAAAAAGAGAACATTTACACCTTTGACGGCAAGGGCGAACTGCTGCTAACTATCATGTCGAGCTTGGCACAGGAAGAAAGCCGCTCCATATCCGAGAATGTTACCTGGGGACAGAGAAAACGGTTTGCCGATGGAAAGGTCAACCTCCCATACAAGCAGTTCCTCGGCTATCGCAAAGGAGCGGACGGTTTTCCAGAAGTCGTTCCGGAGGAGGCAATCGTTGTCCACCGGATTTATACTCGATTCATGGAGGGGTTGACGCCGGGGGCCATTGCAAAGGAACTGACAGCAGATGGGATTCCGACTCCATCGAGAAAACAACGCTGGCAGACCAGCACAGTGGAAAGCATCCTTCAAAACGAGAAATACAAGGGCGCTGCACTCCTTCAGAAATGCTTCACGGTCGATTTCCTCACGAAAAAGAGGAAGGTCAATGAGGGAGAGGTGCCGCAGTATTATGTGGAACACAGCCATGAGCCGATCATTACGCCGGAAGAGTTCGACAAAGTTCAGACGGAGCTTGCGCGGCGCAAGCAGATCAGCCGTCAGTACAGCGGAAAGAGCATTTTTTCTTCCCGCATCGTCTGCGGGGACTGCGGCTCCTACTTTGGCTCGAAAGTCTGGAACTCGACCTCAAAATACCGCAGGGTCATCTGGCAATGCAACGGCAAATTCAAGGGTGAGCACAAATGCGAAACGCCGCATCTGGACGAGGAAACCATTAAAGCGCGGTTCGTGACCGCCCTTAACGCTATCATCGAAAGCAAAGACAACATCCTTGAGGATTGCCGATTGATGCAAGCCACCCTGACAGACTGTACAGGCATTGATACAGAAATCGAGAGTCTGCTTGAGGAGATCGATGTGGTGACCGAACTGACAAAGCGTTGCATTGCGGAAAATTCACAGATGGCACAGAACCAGGAAGAATACGCTGCCCGGTACAATGGGTTTGTAGAGCGGTATGAAAAAGCCAAGGCACGGCTCGAACAGCTCCGCACTACAAAAGCTGCACGGGAAGCCCAGGCAGAAGCCATCGGAGCGTTTATGTTTGAGGTGCAGGAATTGGATGCCCTCACCGGTTTTGACGAAAAGCTCTGGCTCACCATTATCGACACGATAACCGTCCACGCCGACGGACGGATGACCTTCAAATTCCAGGGCGGTACAGAAATCGAGGCGTGAGTCCCAACAAAAATGAAAAGACCGCAGGTTTCAACGCCTGCGGTTTATTGCTGTCCCCACGGGTAGAGTAATGCACCCCCTAAAGCCGTGGTTGCACCCCCTAAAATCAAAAATGCACCCCCCTCCAAACCGTAATTGCACCCCCTTGACGGATTTCTATCAAAATTACGGTTCTTTGCCA